AAACATTCTAGTCCTTGACGAGTTTCTTTTGCTTCCAGAAGAAATTATTAAAAATGTATTGATGCCATTCTTGGTTGCTCCTCAAAATATGAAAGAGCGTATGGAAATCAGAGAATTAGAGGATAAACTTATATCAGATGGCTTAATGAAAGAAGATGAGAGAATGGTCTTTGAAAATACTAGCAAAATGATTGCGCTTTCATCTGCTAGTTATACTTTTGAAAATCTTTACAAGACTTATAAAGAATGGTCTGAAAAAATTGAATCAAAAGAAAAACAAGAAGCCACATATTTTGTCAGCCAAATGAGTTACGAAGCTCTTCCAGAAGAAATGATTGACAAAACAATTATCGAAGAAGCTCAAGCTGGCGGATTTAGTCATAGTAGTTTTATGAGAGAATATTGCGCTCGATTTACAGATGGTAGTGATAGTTATTTTAATGCAAAGAAAATGGAAGATTGTACTTTACCATTAGGAGAAGCTCCTCATACTTTATTAAGAGGAGATCCAAAGAAAAAATATATTCTTGGCATCGATCCTAATATGAGTGATAGTCCAAATGCGGATTATTTTGCTATGGCTATTTTAGAAGTAGATGACGAAACAGGACAAGGCACATTAGTTCATACTTATGCTGGTTTAGGTAATTTAAAAAATCACGTTGCATATTTATATTATATATTAAGTAATTTTAATATCATTTTAATGATTATAGATAATGCAGGAGCAGATGTTTTCTTGTCAGCTTGTAATCAATCAGAATTATTTAAAAAAGATAAACTTGAAATTAAAACATTTGATTTTGATAGTGATTTAGAAGGCGTTGATTATGATCTTATGGTAAAGAATGCTAGAAAAAAATATAATATAGAAGATAAAAAAATAGCTTTTAACCAAGTATTTACAAGTTCATTTATTCGTAAAGCTAACGAACATTTACAAGCTTGTATTGATTATAAGAAAATATGGTTTGCTAGTAAAACTGGAGCATATGAATCTTTCTTTAATACAGTATTAAATCAAGGAGCAGCAAATCTAGATTTAATTAGAGGCGAAGATAAAAAAGATTGGACTACATTAGATTTTATTGAAAATCAAGATGATTATATATATCAGACTAAAAAACAATGTGCTCTAGTTGAACACTCTAGTACTAGCCGTGGTACTCAAAGCTTTGATTTACCACAACACCTTAAAAGAAGCTCTTCTGCCAATAAAGCTAGAAAAGATAATTATTCAGCACTTATGTTAGCAAATTGGGCCTTAAAATGCTATAATGATATGATGAAAGAACCAGAAACTGTCGAAAGTCCAACTTTTTCGCCTATAATGATTAAATAAAGGTGTAATAATCCACGTAAAATGGCCAAAAAAATTAAAAAACAAGAAAAAACAGCTAAAGCAGCTGATGTTCAACCTTATATGGTATCTGAATCTTCTTATAAAGAAAGTAAGGCTTCTACTAGCTCAGGGTCTAATGGAGTTAGGAGAAATGCTGCTAGTACAATTATAAGAACAGATAGATATAAGAATATTGATGATGGTATTATCCCATTCAGATATTCTACTGGCATTAAAAATGATTCTAATTTAAATATTAGAGACGCAGTTATTCTTTGCCAAAAAGCATATTATAATTTTGCTATTTTCAGAAACACAATCGACTTGATGACAGAGTTTTCTTGTAGTGATATTTACTTTACTGGTGGCAGCTCCAAATCTAGAACATTTTTTGAATCATTATTTAGAAAAATAAACATTAATGATCTTCAAGATAAATTTTTTCGTGAATATTATCGTAGTGGCAATGTATTCATTTATAGATTTGATACTAAAATTTCAGAAGAAGATGTATCTAAAATTACTCAAACATTTGGATTAGCAACCACTAAAGCTGCAGTTAATTTACCATCTAAATATATTATACTTAACCCAGCAGATATTCAAATCGCTGGAACAATTAATTTTTCTCAAAGAAAATATTACAAACTACTAAGTGATTACGAACTTGAAAGATTAAAGTCTCCAAAAACTGATGAAGATAAAGAAGTTTTACAAAGTCTTCCACCAGAGACAAGAAAACTTATTCAACAAAAGACTATTGGAATTTTAACTTTGCCACTTGATGCAGATCGAATTGCAGCAGTATTTTATAAAAAACAAGATTACGAGCCATTTTCAGTTCCAATGGGATTTCCAGTTTTAGAAGATATCAATTGGAAAGCTGAAATGAAAAAAATGGACATGGCAGTAGCTAGAACTATGCAACAAGCTATTCTCCTTGTGACAATGGGAACAGATCCAGAAAAAGGAGGAGTCAATCAAAAAAATCTTGAATCAATGCAACAACTTTTTGCAAATCAAAGCGTGGGTAGAGTTTTAATTGCTGATTATACAACCAAAGCTGAATTTGTAATTCCTAATATTGGAAATTTAATAGGACCAGAAAAATATCAAGTTGTAGATAGAGATATTCAAATTGGTTTAAATAATATTCTTATTGGTGATGAAAAATTTGCTAATACAAGTATTAAAGTGCAAGTATTTATTGAAAGATTAAAACAAGCTCGTCAAGCATTTATTAATGAATTTTTAGTACCAGAAATTCGTAGAATGAGTAAAGAACTTGGATTTAAAAATTATCCAATGCCAAATTTTGAAGATATTGATCTTAAAGATGATATTCAATATTCTAGGGTTTATACTCGTCTAGTTGAATTAGGTGTTCTTACTCCAGAAGAAGGCATTAGAGCAATTGAAACTGGTCGCCTTCCAAATGCAGAAGAGTCTACTGAAGCTCAACAAAAATTTAAAGATCTAAAAGATCAAGGATTTTATCAACCACTTATTGGTGGTGCAAAACTTCCAGACAGCGCAGGAAGACCAGCTGGTTCTGGAACTCCACAATCAACTAAAAATGTTTCTCCAATTGGCCAAGGCAAACAATCTAAAGCTAACGAAGATAAGTTTAGCCTTTCTAAAGTAAAAGAAAATCTTGTTCTTGCTCAAAAACTAGAAGAAGAAGTATCGTCTGCTCTTCGTAAAAAACACAATCTTAAAAAATTAAGCTACAACCAAAAAGAAGTAGCAGAACAAATTAGTAAAATTATTATAGCAAATGAAACTCCAGAAAATTGGGTTTCTAAAATAGAAGATTATATTAAACAACCAGTTGATCAAAATCAAGAAGTTGTTGCTAGCGTAAATTCTATTGCTTATGATCATCAAGTTGATAGTTATCTTGCAAGTATTCTTTATCATAGTAAGGTAAAATAATATGCCAAATTATATCAGAGTAAAGCAAATCAATCCAAATGAATTAAGTGGTTTTTTTGTAGACTCTATATCTTCAGAAAGTGGATTACTTTTAGATTTAGCAGAGCAAGCTGCATTAAATATTTTTTCTAGTGGAACTGTACTTTTAACAGGAAATCAAACAATTAGTGGAGTTAAAACTTTTGCGACAGGAATAATTGCTCCAAATTTAATTTACAATACTGGAAACCAAACTATTTCTGGAAACAAAACTTTCGCTAATAATTTAAACGTTTCTGGCGATCTAACAGTAGCTGGTACTCTAAGATATAACGAAATAATTGACACAACAGTTACAGGAAATATTAGTGGTTATACTGGTATATTTCAACAAGTTTATGCTAATAATTTAGTCTATAATACTGGCAATCAAACAATAAGCGGCCAGAAATGGTTTGTTTATGATGATCCACGTGTGACTCAATATGGTTATAATAATAATTATGCAAATTTAGTAATTGCAGAAGGATATGGACCAGCTGTTCCAAAATTTAAAGCGTTAACAGAGTATAGACCTTATACTTTTGGTCAACCAAGTTATTATTATAGTGGAATAGGTTCGACAACAGGAGAAGTCCAAATATATTTTGATACTGGAGACAGTAGATGGAAATACTACTATGGTGGTTTAAGTGCTGCATTTTTTATAGCTAAATCTCCCGTTGTAACTCCAGGTGGATTTGAAGCAGATTTTCCACTTAAAGGATGGACAGATAATTTAAATCAAATTGTAGATATAAAATTCTCAGCGCAAGTTACGCACAATGAATCTCACGCTTCTGGCGAAAGAGATGCTCTTGATCCAAATTCGATTGGCGCAGTTGCATTAACAGGAAATCAATCAATTTTTGGAATAAAAACTTTTTCTTCTAGACCAACAATAAACAATACAGGAGTTTTTTTAAGTGGAGAAAGTATTCTAGCTAATCAAATATCAAATAGTAGTTCAGCAGGACAAATTTTACTAACTGGCACAGTGCAAACGCAAAGAGATGCTTTATCCATTTTCCCTAGTTACAGCAATTATAGAGATCTTGTTCTTAATGGCCCTAAACAAACAAGCAGAATTTATACAACAACAGATAATTTCAGAACCTACGTATGGGTCCCAAGTCAAAGTCAATACATCGAAGCGTCTCCATCGAATTTATTTATAAATCCTGTTGTTAATAGTGATTTTAGCAATTTAAATGGGCTCACAGGTCAACCACCCGAATGGTGGAGTGGCGTGGCAACTGGTTGGTCTGGAGTTAATAACCCTTATACTATTTATAGTGGCTTAGGAACTAATAATTATGTAGCTAATGTGGCAGCACTGGCGACAGGTCCTTCTGGTAATTCTTTTCGTCAAAATTTAGGAAGATTACCAATAACATCAGATGTTAAATTAACATTTACTTTATTGAATTCTTTTCCAGCTTTTGGTACTCCAACTTTAAATGCAGCAATATATGATTCAAATTATAATGATCTTGCTACAGGTTCATATACTACAGCAACTAGCGGTACATTTACATTAACTGGAAATTCAATTCCAGCAAATACTAATATTATTATAGGATTTTGGGCGACTGCAGGTAATCCAGCTTTAGACAATGTATTTATTGAAAATACTTATACTAACGTTGCTTCTGTTCAAGATATACTTAATCTAAGTGGAGTTTCAGTATTAACATTTGGAAATCAAACTATCTCTGGAATTAAAACTTTTGCTAATGGATCTAATCAAATTTTAAATACCACATATTCAACTCTAACTGGACTAAAAGCAACCAGCGGATTATTGAGTGGTCAACTATATAGAATTTCAGATTTTGTTCTTAAATGGAACAATCAATCAATCAATGATCAAACAGTAAAAACGGCAGTTTCTGGTGAACCTCTTATTGTTACTGCGCTTTCGAATAATAAAATATATCACATAGCTCAATCAGAAACTTATCCTCAAGATACAATTTATTATAATATAGATGCAAGTGGATCTTATTCTTGGGGAACTATTAACAATAATGCAAGTATACCAGACTTTAAAGGTTGGATTTATAGAAGAGTAGATAATCTTCTAGATATTGATATTGCTTATGATTGGAGAAATATTACTGTTAATTGCTGCAAACCAGATGTTAGTTCTGTGCCAAATTATTCTGGTAATTATCAATACTCTAGATTAAATTTTGTTAAAGAAACTGGTAATAATAGCAATCGCGGCAAGTTATATTATTCAGTTGTCACAGGTAATAGCGGAAATGCTTTAGATAATAATAATTTTTGGCTTCCAGTGTCAGATTTTGTTGAAAGCGGGACTTTTTTTAGCACAGATGAAAGTTATGGATTTAGAGCACTTTATGATGATTCTTATGGGGATTATAGAATAAATTTACCAACTTTAACCTCTTCAAGAATTCAACAACCAACTTTTACTTCTACTCTTACTGGATTAGGGACTTTTACTTTAAATAATGTTAAAAATATAAAAATAAAAGGTGGTTATAGCAATGTAATAATTGCCAACAATTTTTACTCTAATACAATTGGCGACAGTTTTAACAACAACACAATTAACAGTAATTTTTACATTAACACAATTGAAAACAATTTCAACGCTAACGTAATTGGCGGCAATTTTGCGAGTAATGAAATTGCCACCAGTTTTTACTTAAATACAATTAGCAATAATTTTGTCTCTAACATAATTAACAGAAATTTCGCCAGGAACACAATTACAGATAATTTTGTTTATAACATGACTAGCAATAATTTCACCTCTAACACAGTTGGAAGTAGTTTCAATAGTAACGTAATTGGAAACAATTTTGACAGTAACATAATTGGAAACAGTTTTAATTCTAACACTATAGCAAACTATTTTAACAGCAATAATATAGGAAGTTTTTTTGGCAATAACACCATAGGAAACATTTTTGAGGGTAACACGATAGGATATGGTTTTGCACTTAACACTAGTGAAGATAATATTAACGGCATAGATTTTACATCATCAACTCATGTGTATTCTGGATATAGTACAACACTATTTAAAAATGCAGCACTATCTCAGAGGTTAAGATATTTTAACAGTAGCGATCAATTAGTAATAACTGATCCAACAGCATAAACTTATGAAAAACATATTTAATTGCGTTAAAAATAACTTCAAATTACATAGTGTAATACAAGATAAGAAAACTCAATTAGAGAACCAATAATATGCCAACAACAGTCCACATAACAGATCAAGGCAATCAAACTATCTCTGGAAACAAAATATTTGATGATAGTATAATTTTCTCTTCTGGTGTTACATTTCTAAGAAATGCAGGAACAGCAGATACCGATATAGATTTATTAAGTAGACCATTTTTAAATAGCAGAGTTTCAATAGGAAC